CCTATTTTAATTTTTATTTTATTTTAGCCACATTAACCCAGTGGCAAGTACTCCCTTAGACCATACAGGTGGTGGGAGACAAAACTGCGCATACAAACCCTGCGCAGGACAAAGAAAAGTCTAAAAACAAAACAGTGATCACACAAATCACTGGACTACAACGTGACCCCGGTCAAGGCGGTCCACCCTCGGGTGTGCTAACTAAGAAACCCCAAACGCTCAATAGCGCTTGAGTTTGGGAACAACTTCAACAGCGTCATCAACCCTTATCATTTTCATGTCGTCATTGTCAATAATTTGACGAACCATGTTTTCCAACTTGATTTGGAAAGGACTTGTAACGCTGTATAATTGGGGAAAAGCAAATATAAATGTATCAGTTTTACCAGCAGTCAACCCAGTGGCTGAAGTTACAGTGATTTTATTAGCGATGCCGATGCCATTCTGCGACACATTATAAATAAAAGTCGTCAAATTGGTTCCACCAGCAACAGCAGTAATGGAACTCACCGAAGAATCCTGAAACAAATTGCTTCCATTTGATATATTTGCGCCGATGGACAGCGAAATACCAGCTGTTTGTGCACCCGCCGATGTCATTAGCACCAAATAACTCCCCGCATAAGGAAGAGTAAAGGTATTATTACTAGTGACTACCGGCAAAGTTGAGGTGGTGGAAACAACACCACCACCAGTGCCAAAGAATGTACCATTGGCAGCCGTGCCCAACGGAAATTCACTAAGGTGCGCATACTGAACATCACTGCCAACTAATTGATCAGGCAGTTTTGGTTTGTACAGAGTGACATCATAAGAGACCCAAAGCTCACCAACATTTGCGGTGGCTTGCATTCCGACAGTGGCTAATTGGAAAACGCCCAAATCATACAAACGTTGATCAGAATTCAACTCCAAACTACCAGTGCGAACATAAAGTTCACCTAAAGCATTTTGTCTGGGGTCGCATTCAATACAATGTATTTGACTCATTGATGGCGTTCCACTGTTTGAGAATTCAAAGGCCTCCATTTGGACTTTGGAGGTGAAATTTGGCTCAACGGAATTATAATTCGTTGACATTATCAAGGTCCCAAGGGCAGTGTTAGTTGAATTCAGTGCATTTGCACTCGTTGAATTGAAATAAAACACCAGCCCATGAAATTTGTATTCTTGGAAATTTTGAGCCAAGGAAGATAAGAAAGGGAATGTATTGTATAAACCCGGATTAATAGGGAAAGAAGAATTTGTAAATGTTGCCGACCCGGATACGTCAGTCAAGTATTCACGGTGTTTGATACGCATTGATCCTGAACCAAACGTTGGGGCACCTGAGTTCATCAAGCTATT